CAACCCATTCTGGTCTGCAAAATATTTTATCTTCTTCAAATCCTTGAAAATACTTTCTCTCACGAACCATCTCTTGCACTATCCAACTACAATGATCTGGGTTTATAAAATAGGTTTTTTTATTTGGGTCGATTTCGCCTGTCTCTGTAATTACAACAAGCGCAATAACCAACTGTAGATTCATCGCCTTTCTTTAAGCATGATCTCAATTAGCGTTCCTAACTTTTCGTCAGTTGCTTTACTGATCTCTGTTTGTGCAGCCAAACCATCTGCAATAGTTTGAATTGCTTGCTCATTTAATTTTGTACGAACTGCGTTATCAGTAGTTGTTGTTTCAAGTTTTTCAACAACCTTACTTACTTTTGCAACCTCTTCATCTGTAGCCTGTGCTTGAGCTTGCATAGTACCCCAGGCTATCGCAGCGGGAATAACCGCTGCAACCAAAGGAACTGCCCACGATGGCACTTTAATCGACTCACTCATTGACAACCTCCGCATCAGTCTCCTCAACTTCTTTAACAGATTCTTTGATTGCATTTGCGTACGCAGATATCAATACGTTTTTCTCTTCTAACATCATTTGTAAATTAACGACCTCAGTTCTCAACTCGTTTACCCTCTCAACATGTATCTGTGCAGTCGCGTTTAGATCGTCTTTTGTATACTCTTTTCCATCTATAGTAATCATTATGAACTCCAAGGTAATCCAGTTGAGATTGCGGGTGCTTTGCTTTCAGCTATTTGTGCAGCTATGCTTGCTTCAATATCATCTTTGCTAATACTTTCAGATGCTTGTACCCATCCAATAACATCTGTTTCTGTTACGTCAGCATATTTGATATAGCCTTCTTTTGATGAGTCTGGTTGCCAACTACAAGTGCCGTAGCTGCTGCCGTAATGTGTAATTTCAGACTCACCAGAGCCTACTGTTTCGGAATCCTCACAACGCCAGTGCGCGGTTAGAATTCCGTCTTTGTTTGGAGCTTTGGTGTTTCTCTCAAGCTCTACTATTTTCCAGGTTGCTGCCATGATTTATTCCTCCAGTTTCTTAACACGTTTTCTAAGCTCCTGTAGCTCCTTAAGCAACAAAGGAACCATCTTCGAGTAATCAATACCCATCATCTCTCCGTCTTCCTGAGGAACGCTCACAGCGTTTGGACAAGTATGTATTACCTCCTGTGCGATCATACCATAATCTTCATGTTTGCCATTACTTTTCCAATCAAATTGTCGCACAAGCAATGAATCGATGGCTGTACCGCTTGAATTAGCATCTTCTATATTATCTTTTAATCTTGCATCTGAGGATGTTGGAAATGATGTAGCTGTGCATGATCCTGCAAATGTACCATTACCACTTGAGGCAATAGTTAAGGCATTTACAGCCGAACCATCATCCATTGTGATGAATTCAAATTGCCCAAATTCATCGCTCATATCTGTGGCTTTGTACGCAATTCTTCCGTAAACATTGTTAGTGCCACATTTAAAGTCTAACGGTACATAGGTATTATCGGTCGTACTGGTATTGTTTATCATCAGCCCATTGCCGACATTAGAGGTATTTCCAAAACCTGAAGATGTTGAACTAGTGTTTGTGTCTGTGCTTGTAAATGCTACTAAAAGGTTTCTATAGGGTGTGGTTGCGTTAATCATCACGACACCAGAATTACTTATTCTCATACGTTCGGTTGTGGCAGTCTGAAGAGTTAAATGTGCGCCATTGCTATTGGATCTTATATCTAAACTTGTTCCATCAAACCGTATATCAGCGTTCCCTACTGATCCAGATGGAATCAATTCAAATTCAGGATGTGAAACACCAGATGACGCTATATTTCCACTTGCCGTTACTGCTCCACAATTTACCGTACCACTAAAATGAGCGTCTTTGAAACGAGATGAAGTTGTTCCTAAACTTCTTGATCCATTTTGTAGATTGCCACCCTCATCGCATGGCAATACTTTATCTGATTGAAACCTAAGACCTGTACCGTCTTGCGAGGCAATGAAAAAATCAGTGTTATTTCCA